TTGATGCTGACTTGGTGCATGGAGTTCTCCTGCGGGTAATAGGTTGCAGGCGGCCGGCACTGCCCGGCAAGTTTCTGGTCTGATCGCCATCCTGACGAACCCGGAATCGCCTGCGAGAAAAAGCATTGAAGGGGTGAATTACTGGATGATGAGGCTGCGGACGGGGCGCGCGCGACGCTCGCTGGTCTCGACGCAGTAGTCGAGCCAGCCAAACTCAAAGTCCATGCAGTAGGCGAAGTGGGCTGAGTACTGCGAGCTCAGCCAGTGCCAGCGATCTTCACGCAGTTCAACCAGGCCTTCTGCCTTGGCTGCCATCAGCAGTTGGCCCTCAAGGCACGATGGGATAAACGCATCCAGCTCAAGCGCCTGCTTGGCGATCGTGCTGCCGGCCTCGGCCATGGCGCGGGTATTGGCCTCGCCGTCGGCGTAGGAGGTTGCGCCAGGAATGTCCTGGCCATACTCGCCATATTCACCGGAAAGCTCGTTGTCGAGCAGCACCAGGGCGCGCTCCTGATCGCCGAGCCAGTAGCGGGTAACGAACTTCCCGCCGGCAAGTGGTTGGCCGCGAGCAGGGAGGTCGGCAGCAGCTACGGTCTTCTGGGTTGCTTGGGTCATGGGTATCTCCAGGGTGAGCGCCGGCCTGCCGAGGATTCAGCATGGTGGCAATTTGGGGTTGGATGGGGTATTACGGGTGACCGGCATGGGGCTGGGTACAGGGAGCTGTTATGGCAAGTCGATACATCACAGAGGCTGAGATCGGCGACGTCGATCTGAAGAGCTACCACAGCGTGCTGCTGGTAGCATCGCCAGACGATGCCTCGGGCGTCGAGGTGTTCACCTGGCCCAGGATGGCGCCGCTTGCCGACCGATCTGTTCCAGGGAAGCTCAATGATTACAGTTACTTGTTCGTTGTCGTGGCTGATCCAGACGACCTTGCAACAGTTGAGCGTGTCAAAAATGCTGTGATACCCAAGCGTTAAAGATCGCCCAGCCAGGCTGCCAGATCAGGGTTAATCGCTTTCTTCTTCCAGGGTTAGGATGTGCGCTTCGCGAATCCCGGCCCTCCTGATTTTTTGCGCCACGGCTTCGCTAACGATTATTTCGTGGCGCATAGTCTTTAGGTATGGCGCCGATCCGTTAGGTCCATGGCGGTGCGCGGCAATGATCAGCCGTTCGACGGTGTGCTTCTCCGGCGTGTCTCCAGACAAGTCAGCGAGCCGCTGGCGTGGACCGGGCCTGATGTAGTGGCGGACCCTGCCGGATTTGCCGGCGGCGAACTCGAATTCAGCTACCTCGTCGAGTTCATCGGGCCGCGCATTCAGGATGAGGTTCTGCACAGCCTCGCTGCGCTCCTTGATCCCGTGCCAGGCCTGCAGTTCCGTCAGCATCTCCTCGATGCCCGGTCGAACTGTGTGCCGCAATTCGACTTCCCCTAGGGCCTTGCGCTTGGTCGCCGTGCCCTGGTCGCGTTCCTGTTGTGTTGCTGCCATGTGCTGCTCCGGCTTCCGGTGCCAGGTCCGGCCACACCTGGCGTCGGCGCTGGCGCACTTTGTTGCTGATGCGCTTCATTGCTCGCTGAACCTGAAACCTGGTACTGGGGCGCCGATCATTGCCGGGCCCCGTAGAACATGAATGCTCCCAGCACGCAGGCTGTAACGATGCTCCAGCGCAGCAGTAAGCTGAAGAAGTGCCAGCCTGTCGCACGTGCTGAGCACATAAAGTCCGCAGTGCTCTCAAGCTGTTGTGCGTAGCTGCAGGCGTTGTCATGACCAGAGCGCGCGCCTCGCGAAACGCCGCTGGCGCGGTCGATGACGTCGAACGTGTTCTTGCCCATGGGTACGACAGTGAAGCGTGGCAGTTGGGCTGGATCAGGGCGCCCGATCTTCTCGTACATCTCGGCGGTGGTCAGGCGCATGCGGTCACGCAGAACTTGCAGAACTGCCTGTTTCTGGCGAATGGTCTGGTTCATGTCGATTCCTTCGTTTGTTGTTGGGTTGCAGCTACTCGTCAGCGCTCTCGCGTCCTCGCATTTAGCCGGTGGGCACGAAGAGGAAAGGGCTGACGAGTAACGACAGGCGAAAAAAAGCCCGAGTTGCCCCGGGCCTTTCTGTGGCTCACACAGACCTCCCTATGTGCGCCTTAGCCGCCCAGGGGGCGGTTCACTGCAACGGCTATTTCTTCATGGCGGATGCTCCTGATATCGCTCACTGGGTTGGCAGTGGCCACCGGAATAGGTCCCATGCAACGGGCGCGCTGCTGGCGTCCGCCCGTTGGTGTTGCGTCAGCGATGTAGTGCGCCAGGTGCCCGCTGCTGATTGCAGGACTGGCTTTCGTCGGGGTGGGCGTCGAGCTTCCTCCCCGTAGCGTCAAACGGCATCTGTTCGCCACGGTTCAAGGGTCCGTTACAACATGCACGCTACAGCTCTGAATGCCCTGACTGAGTGAGGCAGGGTGCATGAGGAATGCGGTACCGCAGTTACTTGTGCATTGGTGAAAATCCTCCGCGCGGGGAGTGGGCGCCGATGCAGGGGGCCGGCTTGATCCGGTGTGTGCTCGTCCGCATCGACGGTGTGATCTTTCCTACATGCAGGGACCGGTCTGGCCGGCATGTGCTCATCCGCATTAGTGAGCCCTGTAGCGTGGCGACCAACCACCCAACGACAGGTGCTGCAGGGCTCACCAATGCGTCCTCATCATTTCCCGGTGAGCAAGGCCGCCAGCTCAAGCGATTTGGCAAGCAGTACTGCCGAAATGGTCATGGCCCGGCCTGCGGCCTGGTGCATCATGAAGCTGCTCTTGAACCCAATACCCCTTAGCCGCGGGGCTTTCCTTCTGGTTTTCATATCGCTCTCCCTGGTTGTTTTCCCATCAAGCCTTTGTGAGAAGGTCTACCCATCCATGCTCTTTCGAGCACTGCGTCTCCAGCTCGCAGCATTGCTGGTAATGAGCCAGCGCGATCGGCATGTGGTAGCTGTCCAGCGGATACTTGCTGACTTTGCACCCCTGACCGGCAGGACAATGAAAAACGAACAGCTCGTCCGCCTCCTTGATCATCTCCATGCTCACCTGCGCGCCGGTTGTGAAGGTGTCCTTGATAATTGTGGTCATGCCGTGATCCTCCAATGGATTCCCAAAGCACCCGGTCGCCCAGGTGCTTCAGTGAATCGCTTGTTTTCTGGGCCCCGTTACCCGCCACGGTGGCCTTGGCTGAACTGCCAAGAAATCCTCGGTAGTTCGTTTCCGCCCCATGCGCGGCGCCGCGGTTTCCCCACCTGGCCGGGTCACACATTTCGTGGACGGTGTTCTTCCCGGCTGGCTTGCATGGTTTGGCGTTCTCCGTGATGGAGTCCGGCAGCTATCCAGAGGCTGCGTGGGCGGCGGTTTAGCTTCTTCCGACCCAGGTAATAGCCTGGGTACGTCGCGGTGGTCACGTCAGGTTGTGTAAAGAGCGGTGGTGCTGCGCAGTGGCTGTATGTCCCCGCGATGGAGTGAACAGTAAGCCAATGCCTAATTTCTGTAAATAGGTAATGCCTAATTATTTCCACGGTTTTTTGCTCATGATCTGGCTGGGAGGGGATTGCATTTCAGGAGCGAGACGTTAAGCTCTGCTTTGTCTGTATGGATATACAGTGCTTGCTAGGGAGGTATTTATGGCGCAGCAGAGCAAAAAGAACGACTCAGGAATCAAGCCGATGAACCCCATGGAGCGGCTCGTACTGCGCGTATCGTCGATGATCAATCACCCGATCGCCCAGGAGCGGCGAGAGGTGAGGATTCACCGGCTTGATACGGACGGGGATAGGGAGTGGTCTGAGATCCTGGGAGCACTGTCAGAGGCGGACGGGATCGACATGAAGCTTCACGACGAAGACGAGTCGGTCACGCTTCGCTGGGGGCCATCAGCAGACGAGGATTGCCCGGTTGTTGCCCAAGATGAGCTGGCCTTGGAAGTCGCACCTTTCTGAGGCGCATAAAAAAGCCCGCTCGATAGCGGGCTTTTGAGGGGGCATGCTAGCTGATAGAGCGAGCTAGACCAAAAGCTATTGCCCCGACACCACCAGATAACACCACAGCCGTGGCAATGAACCACTTTATCATTGAGCCTTCGACTCTTGTGATTTCGGTGCGGAAATTAGCGATGGCTAGGTTGGAGCCGCTCGTTTCCTCGATAATGTTCGCCTTGGTGGCAAGGTTCGGGAACACGTGTTTTTCAAAGGAACTTAGAGTGTTCTCAATGCGAATCAGGGCCTCCCGAACCTCAGGGATTGCCTTTTCAAGAGCCGCAACACGAGCTTCCATCTGATCGCCTCCGGGCGGATTTCCGCCACCAGTATGACCTCCCCCCCCAGAGTTGTCATGACCATCGGGGAGTTTTCCAAAACGGATCGTGCTGACATTACTCACGCTGGTCATCCTTGTGCTTTAGGTAGTGCCAAACATGCCCGGCCGAGTTGAGGCGGGTGTTGCCACACTGATTACAGGCCATCCAGAAAAACCAGTTTTCAGGGCCAGGCCCCCTAACCGTGCTCATAGTCAACAGAGAAGGTTTACCGTCAACCTCGGGGATGGTCCAGTGTTCGTTACCGCAGGACTCACAAGGCGCGCCGCAATTCTTAACTTCCATGTATTCGAGAAGCTGCTCTTTGGTGATCGCGAGAGTCTCACGACTAAGCTGTTCTTGCGCCTCTTCCGTCTCAAAACCATTTGTAGTCAACTAGACCTTCCTTTTCTGCTAACAGGCGGCTATACAAGTTGCGCGTTCCAAACCAGCAAAACGCGCGCCTGGATGTAGGTTTCATCAACAAAGATGTCCTCGGCTTTGTGCTTCCTGTTGTCCGAGATCATCTTGAATTTGCCCTTTCCCTTCATCTGCAGGCGCTTGATGTACTGGAAGCCCTGGTAAGAGAAGAAGTAGATCCCGTCGCCGATGAACTCCTTGATACTGATATCTACCAGCAGAGGATCGCCATGCTTCATTGTCGGCGCCATGGACTGGCCCCAGCCGGTGATGATCTTCAGGTGATAGTGCTCTTTGAATTCGACACCCATCGCTCGGAGCTGGGAAGGGCTGACGCGCACGTCCTGAAGCAGTTCGGGGTAGTCGTGATTCACCTCGCCGCCACCCATGGCACCACGGATGTCATAGTGTGCGATCCACACTTCGTCACCCACTTTGCCTGGCCGGTACGCATCGCTGACGAGTGCGCCACCTGATTCGTCAGGGTCGTCGCTCTGCGCAATGGCGAGTAATTTCACTAGCGTATCTTCGTTGAGGGCTTTACCGGCCAACATCGCCCGCACCTTGTCGGCAGCAGTAGACGCAGGCTTTAGCTCTTCGACCAACAGTGCTTTCGAGCCACTCTCGCCGTTCTGATTTTCGTACGTGAAGCCTGCCCGCATTCCCCAATGGGAAGGGCCAACCACGTCCGCAAAGTAAGCGATGACATCCATAAGCTTGGACTTGTCGATTCTGCCGTTTTTCACCCAGCCCTGTATCGACGGAGGCTTCACAGAGAAGTCGTCTGCAAGTTTTTTCTTCGATACGCCCTTGGCGATCCGCGCGGCCTCAATGGCTGCGCCTAATTCCGGTCCGGTAAGCATTGCCTAATTTAGCCCTCTGCTGAGTTGGTTAGGCAATGGCTTGTTTGAGATAAGGTAATGCCTTATATTCATCGCAAAATCTCCAGGAGAGAACTCATGAAACCAGCAGAAGCAGCCAAAGAAGCCTCCCGCTTGCTCGGCAGCCAAGCGGAAATGGCGCGTCGCCTGCGGGTTGCAGCGCCAACAGTCCATCAATGGTGTTCCGGCGATCGCGCTGTGCCAGCAAGGCGTGCAGTGGAAATCGAGGCATTGACTGAGGGCCGAATCAAAAAGGCTGATCTTTGTCCCGATTTTCCGTGGGCTGAGTTGGTTGCCTGAGCAAGATAGGTCGCTTTGGCCTTGAGAAAAATTTTGCAATGCGTGCTGGCACGCAGCCACTGAAACAGAACCGAGGTTTTACGAATGGACGAATTCCTGCGGGCTTGCCAGAGCGCAGTCCTGGACAACGAGGCGAAGGTGCTGGCCGGCCAGATGGGGGTTCCGCATGTGAGCCTGCTGCAGCGCGCCAACCCCGATAACGATGCACACCACCTGACCATTGAGCACCTGTTCGGGATTTTGCTGCACACGCAGGACATGCGCCCACTGCTCGCACTGGCCGACCAGTTTGGTTTTGACCTGGTGCCTCGTGAGAAGCCTGCGGCCAAGCCGCTCATGGTTGCGCTGGCCCGCGCCGCGCTTGAGTTCGCAGAGGTGACCGTAGAGACGCATAGCGCGATGGCTGACGGCCGTGTCGACCAGGTCGAGCGCGCTCGAGTTCTGAAAGAAATTGCCCACACCGAAGAGGCGCTGGCAACCCTGAAAGCATCAGTGAAGGTGGCCTGAATGAATCGTCGTGATCGTGAAATAGCTCTGCGAGCAATAGCTGCACGCGCCACTGGCAAACCAGAAGTAGCTGCCGCTGAAATTCTTGCCGGTATCGCTGTTCTTGACGGCAGGCATTTTCCAATACTGCTTTGGCCTCTCGAAACCTCCAGAGAGGAAAAAGCCGCCTGGCATCGAGCCGAAGCGGCTTATTGGGAGGGGGCAGTTGCTCGTGTCGCCGCGCTTACTCAGCATCCTGGAAGTGCTGCTCGTATTCATCTCGAGAGCCAAGGTGACCAGTCCACTGACGAACAGGGTCAGCCTCTTCCTTATTCAGCCTCATCGCAACCAGGTCATCATGAAGCAGAAATAGAAAATCCTCGTCCCGATCAATGCTCCGAAGATGATCGAGGTGCCAGTGATGCTTGTTAAGCAAGTAGATCCTCAGAGCATCTTTCCAGCTCATCCGCTCCCAGATAGCGCCCCCGTTCACTTGAAGGCGGTTGGCAAAACATCTGAGCTTGTAAAAGCCGAGCGCCATACGAAGTGCTTGGCCGTTCCTTCCGCTCTCCCATCTGGGCGTCACGCCTGTGGCGAGGTTGTTTTCCTGGGCATCCAGGCATCGCGCCCATTCCGACGGGTAATAGAACTCTCTGCTCATATGTCCGGCCTCCGAGGCCTTTTCGTTGGGAAGCAAAAAGCTACCACGGATGCACCGGACACCTACATCACCTGAAATCGAGGCATAAAAAAACCGCCTGGCAGGGCGGTCTCTTCAACACATCAACGAGGTCGATTATGCACATCCATTACGACGCAAGCAATACCGCTGTCGCGTCAGGCATCTGTGATGCGCTGAACCTGTCGCGCCAGGTTTCTCCTGGCGGAGGGCCGAGGTAATGGCCCGTATCCGCACCATCAAGCCCGAGTTCTGGACCAGCGAGCAGGTCATGGAGTGCTCTCCGATGGCTCGCCTACTGTTCATTGGCATCTGGAACTTCTGTGATGACGCGGGCAATCACCCGCTGTCCGCGAAAACCATCAAGGCTCTGATCTTCCCTGGTGATGACATCATCACTGCCGAGGTCGACGCCTTGCTCGACGAGCTACAGTCGAACGACTTGATCACGCTCTACGAGTCCTCGGCGAAGCAGTACCTGCACGTCAACGGCTGGGCTCACCAGAAGATCGACAAGCCCACCTACAAGCACCCCTCATTCGTCGAGCGCTCTACGAGCACTCCCCGAGAAGTTGACGATGGTTCGCCGACCAATAGCGTAGGCCTCACCCCCGGAAAGGAAGGGGAAGGGAAGGGAAGTAATACACCCTCACCGCGCGAGCCGTTCGAAATGACACTGGAATGGGCGCCAGACCCGATGCTGCTCGAGGCTTACGCGAAGCGCTCAGGCCTGGCGGCCAGCCAGTTCACTCCCGAGGCCATTTCTGGATTTGTTGTGCATCACGCCGCCAAGGGTTTGGTACAGACCGAGCCTCAGTGGGTGGCCGCCCTGGTTGGCTGGGTTAGGCGCGATATCGCTCAGGGCGCGAAGGTTGTCCGCTTGCGACCCTCCGAGGCGCACGGGGAATTCGATGACGACGACACCACTTGGCTTCAAGGGGGTACTTCATGACCCAGGCCATCACCATCGCTCACGGCCTGTGGGCCAAGGTTCAGACTGGCCAGTACATCGCCGCCGACGAGTCGCTCCCCGACAACGTCCGCGAAGAGCTGGGCCGCCAGACTGCCACTGTGATCAACGGCCTGTTTCGCGATCTACGCACGATCTGCAGCGCCTGGCGGCAGGCCTGGCCCGACATGGCGACGTACAAGGCCGCCAAGAAGCAGTGGCTCCTTGCATTCTTCGAGGCCGGCATCAATCGCCCCGAACAGTTGCAGTTCGGCCTGATGCGCGCGAGGCAACTGAGCAAGGACTTCATTCCGTCCCCTGGCACGTTCATCGAGTGGTGCCATCCCTCGCCGGAGATGCTTGGCCTGCCGCCGCTGGCCGCTGCTTTCCGCGAGGCCTGCCGGAATGCCCACCCGGCAATGGCTGGTCGTGCCGAGTGGAGCCATGACGCCGTCTGGCATGCGGCCAAGGAGTGCGGCTTCGAGAACCTGAACACCTTGGCTCGTGACCTGGGCGCGAAGCTGTTCGAGCGGAACTATGCAATCGCTACCCGCCGCCTGGCTGCCGGTCAGCCGCTGCTGAAGATGCCCTTGGCGCTGCCTGCGGAAGTGAAATCCCGTTCAACCCCCGAGGTCGGTCGTGCCGCGCTTGCCGCCTTGCGAGCCG